GCAAGAATTTTAATTAATCTGCTTTCCATAAAATTATATAAATGGGTTGAAAAAGTCTGATTTCGCACATATAAGACATAAAACAAATTGTACATACACCAATCATTAAATAAATTGATAAACAAACACTTACGTAAAGCCATAATAAAACAAATTGTACATTTACTTTAATTCTACTTTTATAATAGGACCTAAAAAGGCAGGATAACTATGCATAGGTTTAATAATACTTTAAAGCCTCTTTAAACAACCCTTAAAAGCCCTATAAATAACGATTAAAGGTATTACTATCTACTTAAACAGAGCCTCTAAACGGGGCTTTTTTTATGCCCTGATGTGTAGAGTCCCGGGACTAAAAAAACACTACAAATATACTGAAAAAACATATTGCATGGTCTAATGGGGGGTCTTATGGGTGGTCAAAATAGATAAAATAATAACGAATAAACACCCCTATAAGGAATAAATAAAGCGTGATTTTGCCTATTATAAGCTAATAAGTATACCGATAATACCCAATAAAAACAAAAATAAAGCATACTAAAATACTATAATGCACAGAAATAAGTGCATAAATCAAGTTAAAGTGCGCGTGTGTGATGTATGAAATGCGTGATATGAGTATTAATTGGGTCGCATCGTATTAAAGCGAACACTCGCTTTTACCATGGCAAGTGCTTTTACTTTACTCAGGGGAATATCTTTTGGTTGGTGGTTCTGATTTTGACTGACAAGTTTAATGTAGTTGGGATCATCAGATTTTTGAATGTATTTAATTACAATGTACTCTTCACCTTCCATATCATAAGAAATAAGATACATCTCTCCATAGAAAATTGAATTGAACATATCCTGGATCCTTCGATAAACTACAATATCACCCGACTTGATCAATGGGTACATGGAATCCCCAAAAGCAAATATCCCCCCATCTACTTTTCCGATATTGGGCAAACTAATATAATCTATAGGAGTATATCCTGTAGGATCATTAAATAGTGATACAAGACCCGCTGCTGCACTGATATTATATATTGGAATTAATTGCCTGGTGTGTTTTTTCTCAATAGTATGACTAATTAATGAAATATTTTCATCAGGTAATATATTAATGTCACGTAACATCTTACCATCTCCAGTAATTAGCCATTCCGGGTTATATGTGGGATAATTTTCAACTATGTTTTGTATCCATTTTGCTTGAATATCGGTCTGATGAGCTATAGCACGTGATATAACGCCCTTACTTGCACCTATTTTTCTTTCTAGTGCACCTATACTAATGTTTTCATTTTCAGCAATTTTTGCTAATTGTAGTAAAATATTTTTCATTATGTTGAAAATAATCCCTTATTTATTTGCAAGTGTTGATAATTATCCCTTAATTTGCACTGTGTTTCACAAATGAAAGAACACTGCAAATATAATAAAGTTTATCAAATAAAAACATATATGAAATCAGGAAACAAGATTTTAGTAGCAAACGGAGAAAAAAAAGCATTGAAAGAATTATTCAATGTTAGTTATCCAACAGTACGGGATGCGTTGAAAGGAAAGCAAAGTACCTCACTAAGTTATAACATTCGAAAAGCTGCCATTGAACGAGGCGGAGTTGAAATTGAATCGAATGAAATCAATACATATGAATCAAAAGATAGTGAAAGCTGTAGTTATCAATAATAAAATCTAAAATTATGAAAGCAGATTATGTACCGGTTTTTTTAGCCACTATTTCAGTGATTACAATTGTAGTTATTAAGCTTATCCTTGTTTACAGATCAAGTAGAAGGCGTAAAAATTCAACGAAATGAAAACTTTTATTTACGCAGTATTCAGTAAGTTACTAAGTGATCCTCTGAATAAGCGAATCGGTTTAGTTGGATTGTTTTTTTGTATTATTTATTTCAGCATTCAGATTGGTAGGACTTTTTTTAGATAATAGCATTATGGTAGAATATTACAATAATAAATTAGCAATACCGGCACGGATCCTTATTGATGATGGAATTATGACAAAGGACATATACCGGAATATGGCTAAGCGTAAGCAAATAAATGTATTACAGCGTGGATGCCTGAATACACCTGCCTTAGTTGATTATAATTCTTTACCGGAACGGTTCCGTAAGGTGATTGAAATGAAATTTGGAGACGTTACAAGGCAACCGGTTGCAAATGTATTTGCTGATCATATTATCCAGGACACAGCAGCTATTGAATTTCTAAGTAGCTACCAATTAATGAACGGGGATAGTCTACCTGCCGATGCGGTAACAGAATATTACAATAATGCTATTGTACTGAACGCCATTAGGGACGTATTGAACTCACGTATAGCTATGCGCAAAGCATTAGGTGGTAAGACTACCGGACTATGGGATAATATTACCCGTACGGTGTTGAACCTGGACCAAACTAAATACCCTCACACCTTGCCGGCAAACAAACGTCGACTCCAGGAGAAATACAACCTATACATATCGGACAAATACCAAAGCCTTATCCATAAGAGTTATTGTAATAATTACGCACGTAAGGTTGATTCACAACTTGAACGATTAATACTATCCATTTACTGCATGACCAACAAACCTTATTCCAGTTGGGTACATGAAGATTATATGTTATTCATTGCAGGTGTTAAGGACATCGTGGATATGGAAACTGGTGAGTTCTTTAACCGGGAAGATTTTAAAAACGAAAAGGATGATACGTATATCATCGTTAGTAAGCAAACCTGTTGGAACTACATAAATAACCCAAAGAACCGAGTGATCGTTGACCGCCTGCGTGCAACGAGTCATAACTTCCTATCTAAAGTACGCCCTCACATGCACCGACACGCTCCGGTTTATGGCCTTAGCAAGATTTCACTTGATGACCGTGATCTCCCTCGTAAATTGGCAAGTGGAGAACGTGTAAAAGCTTATTATGCGTATGATGTGGCAAGTGGTTGTTTAATTGGTGCCAGTTACTCTATCCGGAAAGATATACCGCTGTTTATTGACTGTATCCGTGAAATGTTCCGGTTTATTGACTCACGTGGATGGGGAATGCCAATGGAAATGGAAGTTGAACATCACCTGGTAAGCAATTTCAAAGATGATTTATTTAAGGCCGGTGTAGTATTCCCATTCGTACGATGGTGCGCACCTTCCAATTCACAAGAAAAACACGCAGAGCAACTCAACCGACAAAAGAAATACGGCTATGAAAAACGCTATCAGGACGGCATAGGACGTTGGTATCTGAAAAATGAAGCTAATGTAACAGGCGGTGAACGTGTTTATGACGATGCCGAAAATAAATACATTGTAAAGGAACGCACCTATAGTTACGATCTGCTTGTGGCTGATGATGTTCAATCGATCGCACGATATAATGACGGATTACACCGTGACCAAAAAATGTACAAAGGACTTACCCGCATGCAGGTGATGGAACGCAACATTAACCCGAACCTGGCAAAAATAAACCGTCCACTGTTGGTTCGCTATATTGGAGACTGCACGACAACAAGCATTCAACGCAATATGTACTGTCAGGTTCAATACAATGATTACATGTTACCAACTCCGGAGATCCTTTCAAAACTGGCACCTAACAATTATACCGTTCAGGCTTATTACATGCCAATGAACGCACAAGGTGAAGCAAAGATTGACAGCGTTTACCTATACCAAAACGATGATTATATCTGTGAATCAAAACAGATCGCTAAATTCAATACTTCACTGGCCGAACGGACACAGGTAGATATCGATGCATTTACCGAACAGGCTAAATACATTGCCAAATTTGACAAAATGGTGAAGGATGGTAAGAACAAGCTCGCAAAGATAGCAATCTATGAAAATACGGCACGATATGAAGAAATAGAGGTAGAAGTAGCTGCTATGATTAACGAGGTACCTGAGCCGGAAGTAATGCCGGAATATGACGAAAATTATCAGGCTGCACTAGCTTTAAATAGTCTTTAAACATAATTTAAACACCAATAAAACACCAAAACAATGAATCAGGAATTTAAAAACAGAATTGTTGCAGCGATTGTACTTAATCGCCCACAACATCAAAGCGCAGCAAAGATGGCCGTAACATTAGGAGTCAGCAGTGCGCAACTGAGTAGAATTATAAATGGTGATACTGAAAACGTATTGAGTGAATCAAACTGGATCACCATTGCCCGCAAACTGGATGTACAACTTCGTGAAGATTCTAAATGGGTAACGGCTAAAACCCCTGTTTACCAATTTATCTATGCTCAACTAAATGCCTGTCAACAATCAAGTCTTAGCGGACTTCTTTGCGACATGGCCGACCTGGGTAAAACGTACACTGCCCGTGCTTATGCTAAAGAAAACAAGTTCGCCATCTACATTGATTGCTCACAGGTTAAGACAAAACAAAAGCTGATCCGTGAGATTAGCAAAGAACTGGGATTAGGAAACACCGGCAAGTACAGCGAGGTGTACGCAGATTTGGTGTTTTATCTGCGTTCAATTCCTAACCCATTAGTTATCCTGGATGAAGCCGGTGATTTGGATTATCCTGCCTTCCTGGAGCTAAAAGCATTGTGGAATGCTTCGGAAGGTGCTTGTGGATGGTATATGATGGGAGCTGACGGACTGAAAGAAAAAATTGAACGTGCCCGTTACGCACGGAAAGTTGGCTATTCAGAATTGTTCAGCAGGTTTGGATCCAAATATCAGAAAGTAAGTCCGGACGGTAAAGAAGCATTGGATGATTTCACACGCACTCAGGTAGTAATGATTGCCAGGGCAAATAAAGAAGATGTGGATGTAAAGGAAATGCTGGGAAAGGTAAACGGATCACTCCGTAGGGTAAAGATTGAGATTCAAAAACAACGATGATCTAATCCCTTACTCCTCTCCAGGTAGAGAGGGGATAAAGACCCAGTATTTATAATTAAATGACATTTAAATGGCAATTAAAAGAGCTTTAACAATACAAAATATACTTGAGAAACAATATAAGCTTTTTGAATTTGAGGGTGTATGGGAGTCCGCATTTTCCCAACCTGAAACGTCAGGTGTTTGGTTTATATGGGGAAATAGCGGAAACGGTAAGACAAGTTTCATATTACAATTGATAAAGTACCTGACTCAATTCGACAAAGTGTTGCTGAATTCAATGGAGGAAGGAACTTCCCACACATTGAAAAGGGGTTTAATCAGACAAAACATGTTGGAAGTACAAAACAGGGTATTGGTAGTAAATGAAGATTGCGAGAAACTTGAAAAACGGCTGATGTGTAAGAAAAGTCCGAATATTATTATCATTGACTCCTATCAGTATTTTCAATTGACGTATGTACAGTATTTAAAGTTCAAAGAGAAATTTCCTAAAAAACTGCTGATATTTATTTCACATGCAGATGGAAAACTTCCTTCAGGACGTTCGGCAAAAGCAGTAATGTATGATGCTACCCTTAAAATATGGGTTGAAGGTTATAGGGCTTTTTCTAAAGGACGCTATATCGGTGATAAAGGTGAATATACTATCTGGCCTGAAAAGGCAATGGATTATTGGGGAGAATAAGAATTTAAACATTTACAATTAATAACCACACACATGGGAACAACAAAAACATTACAACAAACAAAATCGAAACTGGTTAAAAGGTTTCACACGCTGCTGGGTAAAGCAGGAATTAATGAAGATGGGAAAAGGGCTATCCTTGCAGCTTACGGAGTCGGTTCCACTCTTGATTTATCGGAGGATCAACTTTCAGTAATTTGCGTCAAACTGGATAAAAGTCAGGATGTAAGTTTCAAAGAGATGGATAAGATCCGCAAACAACTAATGGCTGCCATTTATGCCTATTTAAAGGCATTCGGAACTCCAACTGTCAATACTGAATATGTAAAATCGATTGCATGCCAGGCAGGCGGGTTTGATGATTTTAATTTCATACCTAAAGACCGGTTACGCTCATTGGTACATTCTTTCAACAATCAGACGAAGGATCTGCTAAACGTAGCTGAAATGACTGTAGATAGGGTTGATTATCTAACCTTACTAAATTAAATGGATGATGGCTAAAATAAATTACAACATTGGCGAACAGTTTACGCATGATGAACACACTTACAAAGTAATTGAACCGACAAATAAAATGGCTAATTGTCACGGATGTACATTTAACCGTCCCGAAACAAATACGCTTCATTCGGAGTGTCATATTCCTGCCGGTTTAAATGGATTACGATGTTCTTTTCCGGATAGAATATTCATAGAAATAAATAATTAAAATTAACATGACACAAACAAGTAAAGATCCTTTTTGGATTGATGAGAGTAAGACTAAAATCCCATACAAGCGAATAACAAAATCAGAGAGGCTGATGGAGGTTAATTCTGATAAGTTAGTAAAAAGAGCAAAAATGATTAATGACAAATTAATCGCTTTTAAAAAGGAAATCAGAATTCTATGTGAGGAATGTGAGATAGCATTCCTGGAAGAAAATAAATTGAACCGGGACAATTACAAAGGTAACTATACATGGTTTAATTTCGACAGATCGGTTAAAGTTGAAAGATCAATCAATGAAGCATTACAGTACGACGATCAAACCATTATGGCTGCTAAAGAGATTCTGCATGAGTTCTTATCTGATAGCCTTGATTCATCAAAGGATTTCGTAAAAGAAAT